ACGATGGACTCTTCTCCACTCGCTTCTTCCCTAGCCCTATGCGTGCCTTCTGCGCTAACGTCCTGTCCAGCCTGATTCAGAAGGCTGCCAATGGCATCAGCGTGCGCCATACGGCCTCTGCCGACGACCGGATGAAGGAGGCTGCGCGAGTCATCGAGGCCAGCAACGGCTTCTACAACGACTTCGCCGCCCGGACCACCAAGCTGATGACGACCCGCATGACTGAGGGGCAGATGGTCGATCTGACCGCCCACCTGTTCCCGGCGATGGAAGAGGCTGGCGTCGAGAAGGTGTCCACCCGTGCCAAGAACATGCGCGAGAAGGTCATCGAGCTTTTCACCACCGGGGCTGGCAACACTCAGACCGGTATCAACGGCACTGCCTGGGCTGGCTTCAATGCGGTCGCGGAGTTTGCTGACCATCACCGGGCGACTCGCGTGAGCGAGGGTCGAGAGGCTACTGAGGCGCGGTTCCAGGCCACGATGATCGGCACCGGGGCTCAGCTTAAGACCAAGGCAATCAACTGGATCGACCACAACGTCGTCCTCGCGTAAAAGGAACATATGAAGACCTACAAGATCGAGTCAGTTAAGGCAACATCACTTCGTAAGCAACTTCTCTGGTCAAACGTCGGTGCGTTCATCGCAGCCTTCGTTGCTGGATTTGCCGCAGCCACGGGAGCGGGAGACTTCGCTCTCTTCCTCCTTCTGGGGGTGATCGGTTCCTTAGTGTGGTCGATTGTCGCCTACTGGCGAGCCATCTGGAACCTCTGGGAGTGGCCCGGTATTGGGCTTGGGCTGGTAGTGGGGCTGGGGATCGCCATGCTCAACGCCTTCACGGGCTTTGTCGGGACCGTTGCAAGTATCGCCTTTCTGGTGTATGTTTACGTCCAGCTTGGCAAGCAGAGTGAAGAGGTTGTTAAGGGGCCGAAGCGGGAAGTCTTTTCAGAGTAGCTATACCTAAGTGAAGTCCAACCAAACCAAAGGAGAATACAATGTCGCAAGTGATCGTAGTGAATGACCTGAGTAACCTGGGCGAGCAGCTTAAGGCTGCTCTAGCTGGAAGCGGCATTGACGCTTCGCAGTTTGGAGACATCGGGGTGCAGATTCAGAAGGCACTGGCCGGTGCGGGTCTGGGCAACCAGATTGTGTCTGGCGCTGTCGAGGTCGAGGCCCCGGAGGTTGACGAGCCGCTGTTCGGTGAGCTTCTCGATACGGAAGAGGACGAGTACGAGTTTACCGCCACGTATAACGTCAAGAACGCCGCTGATATCGCTCTTACCTTCAACGAGAGCGGCAACCTCGATGTGGTGGTGGTCAGCAAGGACGGCGAAGAGAACACCGACGAGATCGACTGTGACGAACTGGTCGGTGTGGATGCCACCGCTTACGTCGAGAACGATGTCCTCTACGTCAGCCTCCCCAAGCTTCGGTTCCCAGAGAGCGGTGACTCTGTGAACGTCATCAACTTCAACCCCATCGAGGACGAGTCTGACGAGGACGAGTCTGACGAGGATTGCGGTTGCGACTGTGAGACTTGCACCGCAGAGCGCGAAGAGAGCTACTAATCATCGTTTTGGGGGGAGCGCATCCACACCACGCTCATTTACCAACAGGAGAACACATGGCCCGCATGAAGAACCGTGACAGCAACCGTAACCGCCGCGAAGACCGCATCGTGCAGGCTCAGATTCGCCAAGAGGCTTACGATAAGCTCTCCGTTAGCCAGAAGCTTGACCGTCTGGGCAGTCTCCGGGCTCTCAAGCAGCGGGCCAAGCTGGTGAAGATTCTTGAGGCAGAGGTCGCCCAGGAAGAGGGCCGCTCGCTGGCAGGGGAGGTTGCAGAGGGCTTCCTCGCTCTGGACCCCAATGCTCCGGTGCCAGCCGTCCTCAAGGAAAAGAAGGGCGCGAAGGCTAAGCGGCAGGCCAAGAAGGATAAGAAGGCTAGCTAATGGACGACTTGGGCGCTGGCGCACTCCTGGGGCTTGCCATGGGGGTTATCCTAGGCGGCATGACCATGACGGTTATATCTTCCGTCAAGCAGACTGACCAGATGCTTGACCTCTACAACAAACAGTTTTGTGCGCCTTCCTGTGGTACCAATACATCAGGGGCTCGCATCACCGATAGTAAGTTTGAGTGCTACTGCGTGGTCCCGGTGAAGCCATGACACACCCCATCCTTTTCGGTTTCATGTGCTTCTTTACTTTTGCATCCAGTGTTGGTATGGTAGCCGACCCTAACGGGACCAAACGTTTCAACAACCTTATCGATACACTTGTCTACGGCTACACAGCCTACGTACTCTGGGGAATCTAATGAAGACTCTGCTGGTTGACATGGACGGGATTGTCGCAGACCTCGCTACCGTTTGGTACGAGGAATTTGCGGCTCAGACCGGCAAGGTCGTCACCATCGACATGGTGAATCAGTGGGACGTTGGTAAGGCTATTGGCGACCGACGCATCTACAAGACGCTCGCCACCCCAGGTCTGTATCGCCGTATTCCACCCATCACCCCCGCCATCGAAGTGCTCAAGCGGGCCAGCAAGCTTAAGGTGGACGGCAAGCCTGCCTGGGACATCCACATCGTGACGGCTGCTATCACTGAGGCCCAGATCATTCCCGACAAGATCAACTGGCTCAAGGAGCACATGCCGTTCATCGACCGGAAGCATCAGTCGTTCGTTTACCACAAGGGGATGGTGCATGGCGATGTCTTCATTGACGACGCCATCAAGAACCTCAAGGCGTGGAAGGAGCGGCACCCGCAGGGCAAGACGGTGACCGTGACCTATCCCTATAACGGGGACTACGCTGCGGATATCCGGGGCGAAGACTACAGGAACCTTACCGGTGCCTGGGAACAGATCGAAGCCGCGCTAATCAAAGAAGTGGCTTAAGAGGGCAGGGACTTCGGTCCTTGCCCTTTTCATTTTAGTTTGCTATACTCCTCTGTATGCTCCTTCAAGCTTATCTCCGCAACGGCGGCACCATTGAGGGCCTGACCAACCAGTACGCTATCAAGGTCACCCGATCTGAGCGGCTGTCCAGCCTCTACCTTTTCAAGTACGACCAGATCAACAGCCCCTTTACGGAGCCACTGGTTCGCGAGTGCCGTGGCGTTATTCTCGACTCTGAGAATGGCTGGAACGTGGTGTGCCGCCCGTTCGACAAGTTTTTCAACCTGGGCGAGCAACTGGCTGCGCCCATCGATTGGTCTACGGCCCGCATTCAGGAGAAGCTGGACGGCTCCCTGATGACGATGTACTACTATCAGGACGATTGGCATGTCTCCTCTTCTGGCAACCCTGACGCGGCTGGCAACGTCAATGCGTGGCCCATGGATTTCGCCACCCTCTTCTGGGATACGTTCCACGCCACCAAGCTGCAAGGTAAGTACCTCGACCCCAACTTCAATTACATGTTTGAGCTTACGTCCCCCTACAACATGGTGGTCGTGCCTCACATGGAGCCCAAGCTCACGCTGATTGGCGTGCGCCATGTGGAGAGTGGCCAGGAGTTTAACCCTGCCTATGACGGCCAGAATTTCCCATTGGCCCAGACCTTCCCGATGTCTTCCTTTGAGGATGTCCTGGCGTCCTTCGATAAGCTGGACGGCCAGCGGTTTGAGGGCTACGTGGTGGTCGATGGTAAGTACAACCGGGTGAAAGTGAAGCATCCCCAGTACGTCGCCCTGCACCATCTTAAGGATTCCGTTGGGGCCAGCCCGAAGCGGCTGGTGGAGATTATCCGCAAGAACGAGAGCGAGGAATTCCTTACTTACTTCCCTGAGTTTAAGGAGCGGTTCCTGGCTCTCAAGGAGAAATACACCCGTCTTGTGGAGCAGATGGAGTACGAGTGGGATTGCATCAAAGACCGGGAGCGGAACCTGGGGTACCTATTGAGCCGCAAGCAGTTTGCGGTCTATGCCAAGGATGGTGCTTGTCCCGCCTTCCTGTTCCAGAAGCTCGATAACCGCGTGGACACGGCTCGTCAGTTTCTCGCAGACATGCAAATCGATCAGTTGATGGTTTACCTAGAGAAGTAATACCAACACCGAAAGGAAGAACATGACAGTCAAGACGCGAGGCTCTAAGCGGAAGGTTTCAATCTACATCCCCAGCGACATGAGAGAGATCATGGAGCAGGAGTGCGTCCGTCAGGATCGCAGCCTGTCCTGGCTGATCCAGAAGTCATGGGGTATTGCGCTGCCCACAGTACAGCAGTTTCCGGGGGTCAAGTGAGAGACTACGACAGCCTTTGTAAAGAGGTAGAGACACTGCGCGGCCTGTGTCGTCAGCTTGAGGCAGACGTTGTTCATGCCAGAGAAACCAACACTAGGCTGACCAAAGCTGTCAAGGAGGCCGACACCATCATCGACGCCCTGATCTTCCAGATCAGAGGGGGCAAGTTTTGAGCGATACCGAATGCCAATGCGGCGAAGTTAAGGAGGCGTGGCTTACACTCTGCCCCAAGTGTGTCGAGGCTAAAGAGGTAGCCTATCAGGTTTGTCGCGCCCTCAATATGAACGACCCAGGCTCAGTCTATTTAGCTAGAGAGGCCGCACTGGCGTACCGGTGCGGAATCCGCATTCCCATCAGCACTTAACTACCATGAGATGCGCTGTGGCCAGCTAAGGAACCCACTGGCAAGCCCTACCATCAGCCCGAAGAACGGAGTGCGGACAAGGCGGAAGAACCCAGGCAGATTCTCTCTAGGAGTGTTATAGAAGAAGGCGTCAGACACCCCGAATAGAGCTAGGACGACAACCCAGATCCACCATGACTGAAAGCCTAGGGGCGGATCGTTATTCATAGGGGTGTTGAGGAACAGGTGACCGGCTAGGATTCCCCAGAATACGGGGAGCGCGGACAGGTGCAGGGCACCATTGGTCGTGAACATAGAGATGGTGTCCCAATCCTGGCCCTTACCGCGACCAACGATCAGGATGATCTCCCACGCAAGCCAAATAGCGCCGGTGGACATCAAGACAACGCCGGTCCAGAAATTCATTTCTTCTTTGGTCATTATCCGTTTTCTCCGCTGTCGGTATTCACTCTACTTGTAGTGGTCTTGACTGTATTCACTCTAGATACAGTCTGTCCACGATTCGCAAAAGCGGTAAGAGCGTTACCGCCCATGAAGCTGGCAGCCAAAAACACAAGCCATTCGCAAGCGACTTTCATCGCTTCAATCGCTGGCGGGTGATAAACCGTTACACCAAAGATGATTAGGATGCATAAAGCGGTGACTGACGCCACGTACAGCTTACGCTCTGGTGGGGCAAGGATGGTCTGTGCTATCTTCCACATGACTTACCTCTTTCGCCTCTTGGATGCCGCCTTCAGTGGCCCCCGTACAACCTGTTCTACTGCGCTGATACGAGCCTCATGGGTTTCCAGCCTAAGCTGCACAACTTGGACTCGGTTATCCACTCCGCTTAACTTCTCCATGATGGCAGCCTGCCCCTTATCGAGCGTAGTGGTGCGGTCTGCAAGACTACTGGCGATTTTCTCGTCGCGCTTTTCGCGGTCGATGTCAAACTCTTCCTTGAGGGCATGCAAAGCTTTCTCAAGCTTTAACTCCTCAACCTCTTCATGCTTGGCTAGTCGTTCTGCCACAACCTTATCAAAGATAGCGGGGGCTCTGTCTTCCAGCGCAGTAACGATGGAAGCGGGCATCTTCTCGTCCACTGCGTGTGCGATAAATTCCTTCGCGGTATTATAGAGAGCAAACACCTTACGGATGATAAAGTACAGGGCTCCGAAAATGACAGCGCCAAGTCCCAAGAAGATGGGCAAGTGCTCTAAGATGTTGGGTTTAGCTAAAGTTTCGATTGGGTCCATGGTACTACTAAGATTGGCTCTGCTATACTAAAAAGGGACACTATGAAGGCTAAAGACCGCATTCTTTTGCTACTTGCCAACGATTCACGGTTAGGCTTAACAGATGAAGAAATTGCGTCCTCGTTGGATATGAACCCAAGTTCTGCTAGGACGCGCAGATGCGAGCTAGAACAGGAAGGGCTTGTAATTCCAATAGGTTTAGGGAAAACTAAGGCGGGTCGTAAGACGTTTCTTTGGGCAGCTACCAGCACGATCAGAAAGGTATGACATGGGACTCATTCTTGCGTTTCTATTTGCGTTCGTACTCCTTGTAGGGTTTATGAGAGAGGTCAGCCGTGGCTAGTTCAGCTTCCAAGCATGAGCCTGCGCCGCTACAAGAGCGTCCAGACCTCCCGCATATTGCGGACATGGTTCGTAACGATATCGGTCTGTTTCTAGGCGGGGGAGCCATTTGTAGGGATGTCATGGCTCGCAAGGCAGAGGGGATGAAGAAGTATGGGACGCCCCTACAGCCTTTTAATGGACGTTCCGCTATGATGGACTTGTACCAAGAGCTTCTCGATGCTGCCAACTATATGCGCCAGCACATTTACGAGAATAGCGACGAGAACCACTGGGGGCTACCCAATGACCTATTGACAAACTACCAAAATCTGCTAGGCTTGATCAAGTTTGTTCATGGACGCCTACCCCCACAAGACACCCGATGGTAACTGAAAATATCCGACGACTTGTCAAGAAGTCCAACCACAAGCAGCACAAGCACGCCGTCCTTGTCTATCGAGGAGGTGCCCTTGTAGCTACAGGGTACAATCACGGCGAAATTCACGCTGAGCAGGTTGCCCTTGGCAAGCTGTGGCCTGACCACAGAGTGGGGACCAGGGTGGTGTCCATTCGCCTCCGCAAGAACGGGGAGCTTGGGATGGCTAAGCCCTGCCCTAAGTGCGAGGCCATGCTTCGCGCGGCTGGCGTTAAGTCTGTGACCTATAGCAATTACCAGGGTCAGATGGAGAAGATGTCACTGTGAGCACTCTGCTTAGGGACATCTGGGGTAGAGCTACCCGTGACGGCCTGTGGCATTTAACGACAGCCTCCTATCCTAACGCCATGGACACCCGCTGCGGCAAAAAAGGTGAATCAGCTACGCATTTTGAGGCACCGCTCCTTAGCGAGTATCCGCATGACCTTTGTGAAAACTGTTTCTGGGAGAAACTATGACCAAAGCTAAGATGCGCGATTGGACGGGAGTACCCGTTGAAACCAAGTACCGTGACGAGTGGATCGAGAGCCACCTTAACGTCAGCCCCCCGGGGCTTGGGGAGCACTCCATCACAATGTCTGGCGACTCCATGGTGCTGCTATTGGGCACAAAAGACGGGATAGAGATTTACGACATGATGATCCGCAGAACGGGACGGGCTCTATGAAACAGCTAATGCCTCACCTGAAGAAGCTCCGTACTCTTGTGTTTGTACTGGCAATCGTAACAGGGATGGTACTGCTAACTGCCAGCATCTTCTGGTTAGCAGAGCCAGAGCACAGGGACGTAATCATTGCGGTAGTCGCGGGCTTTGCCACAGTTGTTCTAGTGTTCAATAGCTATGCTGAATACCGGCGAGCCCAGCGAGAGGAAGACCTCCGACGCATCAAGGAAGCAATCCGCGAAACCATGTGGGAAATGAGGCAAAAGCCGTGACGCTCATTGATCGCATCAATGCGTATCTACAAGGTGGCGGGCTATTTAACCCGGAGATGGCGAACCACGATGCGGTGCGCGATCTGCTCATGGATTGCCGAAAAGCCCTGATGGACGCGCAGCCACGGTGTAAACGGTGCGGCGGGACAGGCGAAAGCAGGGAGGAGTCGCACGATATCGACTGCCCAGAGTGCAGCCAGAAATAAAAGAGGCTGGTCATCGGGGGAGCAGGGAGCCCGACAACCAGCCAGGAGGCAGCTTAAAGGGCTGCCCCGATCTTACGTAGGAAGCTCTGATGCGCCCGGAGCTTCGTTATTCTCTGCGCTTTCGTCGCTTAGACGGAGGCCCATGAAGTTGAGAGACATCTCCTCTAGGGCCTTGGGAGCCACGCTTGAGTTGAATCCCTGGTGACGAACCCCAACGACATTCATGATCAGCTTATCGGTCTGACGGTCGTAGAGAGAAAACTCCATGTCTTCGGCTACGAGCAAGTCCTGCAACTTGGGCATGTTTCCACCCGAAGCAGTGAATGGCCCCTGGTCAATGACCCGCCAGCCACTTGCCTGAATGCCGATAGGCTCTGCACCCGTATACGCTAGCTCAACAGCAGAGAAGCGGCCTAGAACGAAGGCGGGGGTGAGGTTGTACTGCATGCCGTAGCTGACGTTAGTGAACAATCCAACAGTAACACCGTTGAGGATCACTTGCGCCCGTGCGCCATGCATAATCTTGGAAGTAGCCATTGTAGTCTCCTATTTAGACCCCAGCAGCCGACTGCGTGATCTCGGTCACGTAGAAGGCGATGGGGATGAAGTAGATAGAACCGGCGATCTTGACTTCTACGCTGACGCGCATCACTGGTCCCTGGATAACGATTCTAGCATTCTTGTAGCCTAGAGGCGCGTCGGTGGACGTAGCGATTAGCTTCAACCGGAGGAAGTCGGACATGATGCCGTCGAGGTAGCTGAGAGCCACCGCAGCGGTCACATCAGCGACCGACTGACCAACGAACGCTCGCTCCATGCGCTGAGCAGTGGTGAGAGCCACGGTGTCAGCAGCGTATACCATCTGGATTGAGTTGTAGACGTTGTTGGTGTCCTTGCCGTAGGTCGTCTGGTCTGACACCCACACAAAGCCACCTTCCTCGGCCCGACGAATCGGGTTGAGGCCAGCGATCAGGGCATTCTCGACCTGGGAATCGTAGTTGTATGACCAATCGCCAGCAGCCTGTAGCACACCAGAGGTGTTAACCTGCTTACGGACGAGGGACTTGTAGAAGGCACCGGCCTGAGTGGCAGCCGCAAGCACAGCACCCAACCAGGGCTGGTACTGGACGACTGAACCGCTGACAGCGGACTTCACATCTTGGAAGACCATGGCGCAGCGGTAGGAAGCGATGTTAGCCGCTGCGTTGCTGACTACGGCGAAGGTATCTCGCTTGGAGATGAACCCCTGGCGATTGCGCTTTACCTTCATGGTAGACATGGCATGCACATGGCTCTTGACGTAAGCGTTCACTGCGTCGATCTCGTAAGTCGAAGCAGCATCCGTCTGGCCGTCTACAATGTCTTCGCTAGCGTCCCGGGAAATAAGCGGGACGACGAAGTTGCATCGTACTTGCTGTAGGGCATCGATAGCCGCAGCAAAGTCGCTAGCGGTCGTTGCGCCCTTGGTCCCACCAGCAAGGTAGGTATAGGTGGGAACCGCCAACGGCAAGCTGGCGCTAGGAGCACTGGCAAATTCCACTAGCTGAGAGTTAGCGATAGCTAGGCCCATTCGGTATGCGTCAGTCTTGATACGAGCGACCTTGGCACCCTGGTAGCTGGCGCAAGTGAAGACGCCCTCGTCCAATGCAAGAGTGGAGAGGTTGCCTAGGATGGCGGTAAACGGAGCCGCAGACCAAGTGGCGAGGCTGTTGATGTAGTTGCTAAGGTCTGCAATGGTTGGGTAATCCGCTAGATTTAGCGTAGTGGTGAGCGCCCCATCGTTTAGAATGCATTGAGTGGCGTTGATGGTCACCGTAGCGGTAGCAGCCGTACAGCCAACCTCTAGGGCGACTTCTCCACCAGCGATGATAGTCTCGCTGATGTTATCGCTCTGACGGTTGACGTTAATGCTGGCTGACACTTCAGCAGCACCCTTGATAGCGTAGGGAGAGCTAGCCGTGGACACCCAAGTAGCCTTGACCCCGCCCGCACTGTAGAACACTTCTTCTACAACGCTTGGCTCAGAGATTTCCAGAGTGGTGGCAAGACCAGCCTGGGCCTTAGCAGTAGGGAGAATGGTCGAGGGGCTGTACGAGATAACTAGCGGAGCGTAGGCAACCAAATCGGTTAGGTCAGCATCGATGGCTGCGTTCGCTGCACCGGGAGTGGTGACAGTACCGGCCACTGCACCGGCCTTATCCGCATCGGAAAGCTTGATAGCGGTAATGACGGTGTTGTTCTTGGTGAGAATCTGGTAGTAACCAACGTTGATGTTACCTGCCCCAGCGATTGAGCTTCCAGCGGGAACCCATAGGGAGTCACCGACAGCCACAGCCGCAGGCCAAGTGCCGTTGGTAGTAAAGCTGGCGGTCTTGCCGCTCACCAATGCTACGATTACGGTAGGAGCGCCGGTAGAGATGGCGCGTGATCCGCCACCGGTACAAGTGACGCCGCTAACCGTGGGTGCGTGGATTGCGGCCTGTGCCTGGGCAGGAGTGTATGCCGTAGTGGCAGTAACAGCAGCAGCCTTGGTACCTGAAGCGGATAGGTTGATGACCTTGGCATTGCTAACTGGAGCAATCCACGTAGCGGTAACCGTGGGCTGAACAGTAGCGGTGGGGTTGGTCACATTGAAGTAGATCAGGTTGCCAACCGCGCCTGCGGCTTTTGCCACAAGGTTGGGGTACGCAACGCCGTCGAGGTCAGTCAGAGCCGCCGTCGAGGTCGTGCCGACGTTGGTCTTGACGATGATGCAGGAGGTGAACGAGCCGTTAATGGCCGGGTCTACTGCCGCAGATGCAGCCGCCCGGAAGGCGTCCACAATGCGACCCGACTTGTACTTGTCGATCACAGCCTGGAATTCATCAGGGCCGTAGGCGTTATCCTGAAGCTCGCCATTGGCAGCTTCCTCACTCCAATCGGCACCAGCGTCAGCCTCACCGACGATAGCCAAAACTCCCGTGGTGCTAAGCCCGCCAGACGACGGGGCCACGGTGATTGAGGCGTAAGCGGCAGGGATAATCAGCGTGCCACCGATAGGGTCATTGTATTGACGAGCCATTGTTAACTCCTTGCAAGTAAAGATTATGTCGCGTTACAAACGCCGGGATGCTCTGATTTGCCGCAATTTAGGCAAGAGCCCAGGCTCTTTTTAAGGTCGGGGAACTGTGATTCGGAACGTTGAAAATGAGCCTGCGGAACGGGGTTCCCAGCCATGGTGGGGGCTACATGGCCCTGGCCAAATGTCTTAGGCTTAGTGTCTAGAGCCAACCCCGAATTTCCCTTTCCGGCCACAGCTTGAACGCCGGGTGAGAGGGTGTGAGGAACGGCGGTGCCTGCCTTAGTAGGAGTGATAGGTTGCTTGCTGGCCTGATCGATACGAGCAGCGCCAACCACATCAGCCTTAACCATCTCAGACTTAGCTGCACCGGCAACCTGGGGGGCTGCTCCCGGCTTGGGTGGCTTAGCAATCGTAGGAGCCGTAGCGATAGGCTTTGCTGCTCCCGGCTTAGACTGTTTAGGCATCGGGGGCGTGAGCCCGGTCCCGCCTCCGGGTGGCTGAGCCATAGGAGGACCGGCCTTAGCCATGCTCTTCTGTGTAGTAGGCATGGACGGAGGAACAATCTGCTCTGAACCTACCTCCTGGGTTTCAGCACGACCGATAGGCGTATCTAGAGGGGGCTTTGCCCGATTGAGAGCCGCGTTATGGGCTCGCATGCGAAGCTCCTGAACGGAGGGACGCCCAGCAGGCATCTCAGAATTCTTTAACGGCCACGTTGTAGGTCCCAAGGGGTTTAATTGGCCACGCTGTGGAGCCGCCGCCATCGAGTCTGTACGATATCCATGCCCATATAGTGGCGTGCCGGTAGTGACATGTAACTCGGGGCTCGGCTGTACGCTGG